ATAAGAGATTGTACAACTAATGATGAGTATCACGGCTACCTTAAAGGTAATGTTTTGAAATATGTTTCAAGATATAAATTTAAAGGAGAACCTTTAGAAGATCTGCAAAAAGCACAATGGTATTTAAATAGATTAATCAAGGAGGTTAAATGACGCATGGTGAAAAGATGTCTTTGTATGGTAAAATTATAGCATTACAAGAAGTTATGATACATACACAGAATGAAATAAGTAAATTAAATAAACAATTACAGGAGGAAGAAGATGGGAGCAGTAAAGCAAGCGTTAATAGAAGTTGATGATTTAGTTTGTAGTTGCCTTCAGTCAGGTCGAACATTAAATCAAACTATTAGGGATTTAAAAAAACACTTTGATGAAGGTATTACAAATACTTATTTGTTAGATGCCGACCTAATAGAAAATAAATACTATCAATTTAAAGGGAGTGAATAATGGAAACAGAATTTGTAGACGCATTACGAAAACAATATGAAGCTGATATAGCTAGTGCAAGGGCAACAGCATTAGTCTATATGCAAAAACCTGTTGCTATAGGTGAGCATCCTCAGTTTTTACAGGAGTTAGATAAATTAATAACAGATATATCTGCTGCTGAAGAAAATTTAAAAACGTTACAAAAACATTTTAATGACATACCCTTTTAACATAGGAGAAATATATGACACAGAAAGAAAAAGCAATACAAAAAACACAAGCTAACCCAAGAACTTATCTTATAAGTTCTACTCAGTTAGTAACGTTAATGAAATATTTAATGAATCAAAAATATGGAGAAGTAAAAATAATTATGGATATGCTATCAACACTTAAGCAATTAGATTCTAGAGTTGGTCCTGAATTTGTTTCGGATAAAGGAGAGGATGATGGTGGAAAAAAGTAAAGAGCAAAAAGAACTAAAAAAATTTGCTGGTATACTATTTGAATTAAAAGTAGGTCTTAGCAAAGACAGTATGATAGTTATAGATTATGGTGGAAAACCTGTTTCTAAAATTAGAGAGGCATTAAAGGGCTATCCTTATCACGGAAATTTATGTGCGTCTGTAATTAATCATTGCAATTCAATTGGTAAAAAATTAGAAGATGAGGTAAAAAAAATAATACAATCTATTTAGCCAAAAAAAAAGGCACCCATAAAGAGTGCCTTAGTATTGTTTAGTAGCAGGGGGAAGTTAATAACTTCTCCCTTTTTTATTGTGGTTTATATAAAGTATAAGTAAGTGTTAATTCTTCGCCTCTGTTAATATCCTTTAAAGTTTTTAAATGCCACTCATCTTCTAAATTTAATTTTTTACAATTAGGTTTTAGTGAGTGATTTATAAAACCTCCCAAGGGAGTTCTAATTACAAGTTCTCCATAATAAAAATGTATCATGCCTAGATCTGTATTCTTAAGTATAGTCTTTGTTGCAAACAAACCTAAACCTTGGATAGAACTTGGTTTAATAGTAAGTGATTCAGGTAATGGTTTGTAATTCATTAAAACTAAAGAATCTTACCTTTATTTTTACCTTGCTTAACCATATACTTTTGAGTCCCGTTATCTCCAATATTAACTTCTTTCCGTAAAAATTTAAACATGCTCATTTGTTTTGCACTTTCCCATTGCTCTTGCACATAGTTTAAAACTTTACCTTTGTTTGTTTTTTCTCTTGTAGGCATTAGTTTTTTCTTAACAATTCCAAGCACGTAAGGCTTTATTAATTCTACTGTTAGGATCTCTAGCAGTTTTAGCAGAAGTTAATTTCTTTTTCATACCACTCATTCGTGCACAAAAAGAAGCTCTTCTTTTATTGCCAACTACTTTACTAGGTGCTTTTAATGTGCCACCCTTATAGCTTGCTCTGCCTTTAGCATTCAATCCTCCGCTAGGATTCTTACCTTCTTTACGTTGCCATGCTGCTGTCTTTGCCATTATACTTTTTTTGCTAACTTTTTATTTATTTTTTTTTGAACTGTTTCAGGTAACTTAGAAAAACCTTTGTATTGTTTTTTCTTAGCTACTGGTTTCTTTTTCATATTAGTTTTTTTCATTCCGTACATTATGAGTAACTCCTATATTGTTTAACTTTTTTTGCAATGTTCTTTGGTTGTTTCACAAACTGCTTTCCCTTCTTTGTTCCTTGGCGTTTGGCTTTTGTCGTTGCCGCATACTCCGCAGATGATAGGTTGTTTATAGCTTTTGTTGGCAAGTACCTTTCCCCAGTCTCCGAAGATTTCTTGCCTGATTTGGTTCTCCATTTTTGTTTTCCCCATGCCTTTAGACTCCTTTGACTTTTTGATAATGCCATTATGATGTGTAACCTCCGCCTGCTTTTTTATATGCCTTAGCTAATGCTTGGGCTTTTCTTGCAGACCATTTACCTGCACCTGTTCCATGAGATGCTTGTGATTTAATTCTACTAAAGATTTTTTTTCTCATAGTAGGTTTTGTGTAATTTCCTGCTTTATTTACTGCCATCTTTTTTTATCTCCTTATATTCATAGTCGTAACTTCCTTCTTGAACTTCATCAGTAATCCACTTAGAGGTATCTTCTACTGACCATATTCTTGTATTAACTAATCTATGTATAAGAGGTTTTGAAGGATCTGCTGCCATAGATGGGTCAAAGATCCTTAGTCTATTGTTGGGTTGGATTGCGTAATTACCATTGTCTAATTCAATAACATGACCACACTTATGTTGATCAGGTTTTTCTGAATAGCCAAAATCTAATTCATTGTAATCTCCAGCAGACCAATCAATTGTAAATAGATACTTACCTTCTACTTGTTTTTTTCTTCTTGTAGTATATATCATTTTACAACCATCTAGCTGGTAAAATTTTGTAACACTTACATTATAACTAAATGAGTCCCATAACATAAGTTCATTTAAAGGCATCTCAGGTGTATCAGGTTTTTTACAAAATGCTGATATAGGTGCTCTCCACCATATCCCACCATCTGTCATCATATAATGAAATAGAGGAACTTGCTTTGGTATTGAACTAAAACCAAATACAGCACACTCAAAATATTTATCGTGTGAATCTTTTTGATCTCTTAAATAATTACCACGAACATAACATTCTATAGGTGGTATATTGGCGTTTAAATACATTAACTATCCGCCTAAAGGATTTTTAGATTCAACTTTTATTTCTTTTATTATAGCTTTAAGAAGTTGTACTTCAGTTCTTAATACTTCAATATTAGTTTTATTTTTATTTAACTGCTCTGTAACAGGTGTTATATCAACACCTTGTAAACTTTCAATTGCAGATAACTTAGTAACTATTTCACCGTACTTAATAAAACCCCCACCAATCGCAACAACAGCTGCTATAAGTGCAGCAATTGATGCTAAATTATTTTTTAATTTTCCCATTTTAATCTCCCTAATACTATTTCTAATTCTTGTCTTGATGACTTTGCTTCTTTTAATTCTGTTTCATAAGCAAAAACAGGATCATTTATTTTGTAATCTGTTAAATCTACATTAGCATATATTATTCTTAGATCAGCAATTTGCTGACCATCTAAATAAATATCTCGGCTTTTATAGAAGGGTACATTGTACGAGGCTAATGATACTTGATCATTAATCATAGCCTTAGATTTAATGAGGTTTTTTAATTTTAAATTCTTAGAAACATCTTTAACATTTTTATCTACCTTATTCATTATTCGCTCCATATTTTTGACCACTTGTTTTGCCTTGTATATTTTTTTTTGTTCTTTAGTTTTTTTTGTTGAAACCTTAGATTTTGTAGCCATAGTGCTACTGGATTTCTTTTCTGCAACTGTTTCTTTTTCTTCACTTTCTTTTTTAACCATTGTCATTTTTGAGGTAGTTTTTTTTGAGGGTTCTTCTTTTACAATTTTTTCTTTCATTCCTTTAGGTGCTTCTTCTATAGCTTCCATAAATGTTTTTTCTTCTTCTTGAATCATTGTAACCATTTCTTCTTTTAATGTTTCAATAGGCATCTCTTCCATAATCTGTGCTACCATTGTTGATTCCATTACAATAGCACCAGTTTCTTTAGATGCTATTTCAAATGTTATACCCTTCTCTATGCTAACTTCTAGTCTTGTACCTTCTTCAAATTTACCTGTAAGTCTAAACTCTTCCTCTATCTTAGATTCTAGTCCAGATATAATATCATAAATTTCATTCTCTGTAAGTTCTGTTGTGTTTAATGCTTCGTTAATATCTGCTATCTCTT